AAGCAAGAGTTGACACGAAGAATGGGCGATGGTATACTTACATATACGAGAACTGAAGATGGACGATTCATTCCAATCTGGTCTGAGTCTATTTAACGAAGGGTATGAAATGGAAAACGAAGACACAAAGGTATCTGTTACATTAGGATACACGCTTAATCTTGGAAACTTTCAATCACTAAGGCTTGACCTTGGTATTGTTGATTCACGCAAAAATGGAGAAAATATTAATCAAGCATTTGAGCGTGTGTATAAGTTTGTAGAAGATAAGTTAACTGAAAAGATTAACGAAGCAAAGTCTGAAATCAACGAGTAATGGCTGAACGCAAAGACCGAATGGCTTTGCTTTCAAGATACAGCAAGTATCATACCGCAAGGTACGAGTCAAAGCCATCACTTAATTTAAACGTAGAGCAGTGGGCCTCTGATGGCCTTGTAGAGTCATACGGATTATCTGGTTGCTACGATATACTTGAGTACTACTTTTCAGTTGCAGAGAATCCATCTTGGAATTACTTTGCATATAATGCAGAAAAAATTTTACAGGCACAAAAAGATAAAAAGCGGGATGATGAAGAGAGAGCGGAGCGTAGAAGAATGGCTAAGGAGTGGCTAAGTGAATAATACAGAGTCAAAACTAATCACTGCAGTTCTTCAGGATAAGCAGATTCACGTACTACTGCAAGCAAACGTAGACAACCTTCTAAGAACTCACGGAGATATCTGGAACTTTATCAGACTATACTTTGAGAATAATAAATCTTTGCCACCTGCAGAACTTGTTACAGAAAAGTTTAGAGATTTTGCTCCTATAGCAAATGTTGGTGCAACCAAGCACCACCTTGAAGAGTTGCAGGGTGAATACTTAAACGATAGCCTTAAAGATATTTTAAGGTCAGCAGCAAGCAATGTTCAGAACAATCAGGGCAACATTGCACTAAATGATTTGATTACACAAACATCAGAGTTAAAGAAAAACACTTCAGCAATTCGTGACATTGATGTGACTGATCTTGAGTCAGCAGTTGCATACTTTGAGAACTTAAAGATTCAACAGGCTGCAGGTCACGTAGGAATTAAAACTAATCTTCCAGGGTTTGACAACTATCTTCCTTCTGGAATTATGCCAGGGCAGTTAGGAGTCTTTCTAGCATACCCAGGTATAGGAAAGTCTTGGATGGCTCTATACTTTGCTGTACAGGCCTGGAAGCAGGGTAAGACACCACTTGTAATCTCCCTTGAGATGTCGGAAACAGAAGTTCGTAATCGTGTGTTTACTATTATGGGTGAAGGGCTTTGGTCACACCGCAAGTTAAGTAATGGAGATGTTGAATTAGATACACTTAAGGCTTGGCACGAAAGACATCTAAAGGGTAAGCCAGAGTTCCATATTATATCTAATGATCAAGGCGGAGAAATTAATCCTTCAGTACTTCGTGGAAAGATTGATCAATATAAGCCAGACTTTGTAATCGTTGACTACCTTCAGTTGATGGCTCCTAATCAGAAGTCAGATAATGAAACGGTACGAATGAAGAACCTTTCACGAGAACTTAAACTTATGGCTATTGGTGAAGAGGTTCCAATCATTGCTATCTCATCAGCAACACCAGACGATGTTAATGATTTGAGTGGAGTTCCTACTTTAGGTCAAACTGCTTGGTCTAGACAGATTGCTTACGATGCTGACTGGGTTATTGCTTTGGGTAGAGCGTCGAATAGTGATATAATTGAATGTGCTTTTAGAAAAAATCGTAATGGGTTTATGGGAGACTTTTTAGTCCAAGTAGATTTTGATAAAGGATATTACAGATACAAAGATTATGAGGAGAAATAGTATGAACCAAACGCCTAAATTTGATACAGACTTTATAACTATTTATGAAAATAAAATAGATGCAGAGCATATAATCAATTTAATTAATTTGGTTAACGAAGGATCTCATAAATTAGAAAAGGTTGAAAGAAGACCTCATCTGACTATGGAACTTCCTGCAGTAACTCATGAAAAAGACAATCATGCCGCAATGGAATTAAGATCAATTTTCTATAATATTCTGGATGATTCATTAATAGATTTTTTAAAAAGAAAAAATATCAACAAGGTAAAGCAAGCAATGTTGATAGATGGAGATGCTATAGGAGATAACTTCATAATTGTTTCTAAAATGTCAGTTGATACACCAGAAATGGGAGTGCATCAAGATATAAACGATGACCACCCGCTAAGTGATAGTTTTATAGTAATGGTATACATTAACGATAATTTTGAAAATGGGGAAATCTATTTTCCAGAAAGAAATTTTGTCTATAAGCCAAGAAGCGGAGACATTGTTTACTATAAAAGACAGTTAAAACATGGGGTAAATGCAGTAACTAAGGGCGAAAGGTATACTATTGGTACATCTTTTGCTGGTCCAATTGAATAGGCTTNAAATATAAAGATAGGTAGGTATAATATGGTATGTCGCAAAATAAGGAAAGTATTCCTCCTACCTTCTATCACCATAGGCCTATTAAAAAGTTCTATCTTGATGGGGTCATCCACGATGAGTCAGCGCTTGGTAGGCTAAAAGATGAATATATCAGACTGCTTGATTCAGAGATGCGACTATCAGGCTATGTACCAAGGCTTGACATAACTCCAGATTTTACGCTAGACTATAACCATAAGAAAAAATATTTTGAGTTTCAACTAACAGTACACGGAACATATACGGGGAGAAANCAAAGCGAATGGATAGCAGGAATAGACGTAAGCACACCAATCTTTATACAAAAGAGCAAATCAAAAGAGTTCTCACGGGAACAGGTGTAACGATTGAATCTGAGGTAGACTCAGATTACATAATTTTTTGTCCATATCACAATAACAATAGAACCCCAGCAGGAGAAATAGATAAGAACGATGGAACATTTTTTTGCTTTGCTTGCCATCACGTTACTGGTCTTACTGAGTTTGTTATGCATATGTCTAACAGGACATACTTTGAGGCTGCAAGGTTTATAAAAAGCAAAGAAACAGAAACAAGTATTGAAACAGATATTGACAAGGCCCTATATAAAAAGCCAGAGTTTACAATGTTTGATGAATTAGTTCTTAAGCGCTTGCACAATAATCTTGTAGAGTCAGATAGAGCAAAGAATTATTTTAATTATAGAAAGATAACAAAAGAATCTGCTTCAAAATTTTCTTTGGGTTATTCAGATAAACAGGATATGGTTACAGTTCCAGTTCACAGTCCAGATGGTTTACCAATTGGTTTTGTTGGAAGATCAATTGAAGGAAAAGAATTTAAGAATACTCCAGGTCTTCCAAAATCAAAAACACTTTTTAATCTACACAGAGTAAAAACTTCTGGAAAAGTTTATGTGGTAGAGTCATCATTTGATGCTATAAGGCTTGANCAGTGTGGCTTTCCTGCAGTAGCAACACTTGGATCTAATGTATCAAACATACAAATAGAATTGCTTCAAAAGTACTTTAATGATATAATTGTCATTGCGGATAACGATGAAGCAGGAGGAAATATGAAAACTAAGATTATTGAAAAACTTGGTTCTCGTGTATCCGTTATCAAACTAAATAAAGAATATAAAGATATAGGCGATATGGACGATAAGTCAATTCAAGAACTGGACTTCCAGTTTGACAAATCAATACAGTCTATGCTAAACTAATATAACAACACAAAGGAGAAACACATGGCAATACTAAGAGGAATAAAAGAAATGGGTCCAGTACTAGATGGCCCAAAGGGTGGCGATGGTCCAAAGGTTAAGTGGCTAAAACTTGCCGACGGTCAATCAGTAAAGATTAGGTTCTTAGAAGAACTTGATGAAGATTCAGCAAACTATAGCGCAGAGCGTGGACTAGCAATTGTTGTATCAGAACACACAAACCCAAAGGACTACAAGCGTAAGGCTGTAGACACAATGGATACAGAAGGCCGTGACTGGGCTGAAGAAATGCACCGTAAGGATCCAAAGGCTGGCTGGAGAGCACGTCTTCGTTTCTACTGCAACGTCCTTGTAGACGACGGCATTGAAGCACCTTATGTTGCAATCTGGTCAATGGGTATCAGTAAGCAATCATCATTCAATACAATTCGTGAGTATGCACTTGAAACAGGAAGCATCTCAAATGTACAGTGGAAGTTAAAGCGTAATGGTCAGGGTACTGAAACCAACTACACACTTATTCCATCTGCACCAGATAAGGAACCATTTAACTGGGGAGACATTAAGCCTTACCCACTAGAGTCTGCACTACGCAAGGTTCCATACGCAGAACAAGAAGCGTTCTATTTGGGCTTTGATGGCCCATCTGCCACTTCAGCAACTAACGCTGATTGGTAATATGAACTACGTCGGCTTACATGTCCATACCCATTTTAGTTTGTTTGATGGGATTGCTACTCCAGAAGAATACGTGAACCGTGCAGTTGAGTTAGGGATGCCTGCAATAGCCATCACTGACCACGGTACTTTATCTGGGCATAGGGAACTGCACCGTATTGCAAAAGCAAAGGGCATTAAGCCAATTCTAGGTCTAGAAGGATATATGTGTGCAGACATATCCGATACAAGAGATAAGTCTGAAAGAGAAGGTCAACAAGATCTTGTCTACAATCACATTATCCTTCTAGCCAAGAATCAAATTGGCTTAGAAAATCTAAACAAGATTAGTGAACTATCTTGGACAGATGGGTTTTTTAAGAAGCCACGATTTGATTTTAGTATATTAGAAAAATATAAAGAGGGAATCATTGTTTCTTCTGCTTGCCCAAGTAGCGTTTTAGTTAAAGCGCTTGAGGAAGAAGAGTTTGCACTTGCCAAGAAGTATATTTCTTGGTTTAAAGAACGCTTTGGAGATGACTATTACATTGAAGTTATGCCACATAACGAAGCACAAATCAACAAGTATTTAATAGAACTTGCAGACGAGTTTGGTATTAAGGTTATTGTTACACCAGACTGCCACCACGTAGATCCATCACAAAAAGAAGTTCAAGAGTTTAAGTTACTTATGAACACACACGGCAAGTTTGTAAAAGATGCAACATATGAAAAGTCAAAGAAGAAGGCTAATATGATGGAGCGCCTTGACTATCTTTATGGCGAAGACCGTCAGATTACATTTAATAAGTTTGATATTCACTTGCTTTCTTACGAAGAGATTAAAGCAGCGATGGAATCGCAGGGGATAGATAGACCTGACATATACTCAAACACACTCCTATTAGCAGAGACAGTAGGAGACTATGGCATTCAAGAAGGTCTAAACCTTCTCCCAGTACAGTATAAGAGTCCTGACAAGGAACTTGCTAAGGTTGCATTAGAAGGTTTGGTAGAACGAGGTTTGTCAGAAAATCAGGAGTATCTTGATAGACTTGAAGAAGAGTTGCAAATTATTAAAGATAAGAAGTTTGCACCTTACTTCCTTGTTGTAAGTAATATGATTAACTGGGCAAAGAAAGAAGAGATTATGGTTGGCCCTGGTCGTGGTTCATCTGCTGGTTCTCTTGTTTGTTATGCACTAAAGATTACAGACATAGATCCTATTGAGCACAACCTTTTGTTCTTCCGTTTTATTAATCCAGAGCGTAATGACTTTCCAGATATTGATACAGATATTCAGGATACTCGTCGTGAAGAAGTTAAAGACTATCTTGTTAGACAGTACCGACACGTTGCATCTATTGCTACCTTCCTTGAGTTTACTGGTAAGGGAATCGTTAGAGATGTTTCACGAGTACTAAATATTCCACTGTCAGATGTGAATAAGGTTTTAAAGACAGTTGATTCTTGGGATGACTATTGCACATCAAAATCAACACTAGAGTTTCGTGAAAAGTATCCAGAAGTAGAAGTATATGGAGAACAACTTCGTGGTCGCATTCGTGGTACAGGTATTCACGCAGCAGGTGTAGTAACAAGCAAGGAACCAATCTTTAGATACGCACCTCTTGAGACAAGATCATCTACTGGTTCTGATGAAAGAATTCCTGTTGTAGGTGTTGATATGGAAGAAGCAGAGCGCATTGGTTTGATTAAAATTGATGCACTTGGTCTTAAGACTTTATCTGTACTTAAGAATACTATTGATATAATTAAAGAGCGAGATGGTAAAAAGATTGACCTTCTTAAGATCAAGATGGATGATGCAAATGTTTATCAGATGTTATCTGATGGGTACACAAAGGGTGTATTCCAGTGTGAAGCAGCACCATACACAAACCTTCTTGTTAAGATGGGCGTTAAAAACCTAAATGAACTTGCAGCATCTAATGCTCTTGTTCGTCCAGGTGCTATGAATACTATTGGAAAAGATTATGTTGATCGTAAACATGGTCGTCAAAATATTTCCTATACTCACCAAGTACTAAAACAATTTACGGAGGACACTTATGGCTGTATTCTTTACCAGGAACAAGTTATGCAAGCATGCGTACACCTTGGCGGTATGTCCATGTCGGAAGCAGATAAAGTTAGAAAGATCATTGGCAAGAAAAAAGATGCTAAAGAATTTGATCAGTTTAAAGAGAAATTCGTAGAGGGTGCCTCTAAGTTTGTTTCTCCAAACATTGCTCGTGATTTATGGCACGACTTTGAGGCTCACGCAGGGTACTCATTTAATAAGTCACACGCCGTAGCATACTCAACTCTGTCTTATTGGACAGCGTGGCTAAAGTATTATTACCCACTTGAGTTTATGTACTCAGTGCTAAAGAATGAAAAGGACAAAGATGCAAGAACTGAATATCTTATTGAAGCAAAAAGAATGGGCATTAGCATTAAGTTACCTCACATTAACGATTCGGATATCGATTTTAAAATTGAGGGTAAAGGTATTCGGTTTGGACTCAGTGCTATCAAGTTCATATCTGACAAGATTGGTGAAAGATACATATCTGCACGACCATTCAATTCGTACAAAGAACTTGAAGAATTTACCTTCACAAAAGGCAACGGAGTAAATAGTCGTGCACTACAGGCACTAAGAGTAATTGGTGCTGCAACATTTAACGATAATCCAAGAAATGATCAAGAGATTAAAGAGAATTTATATGAGTACTTAAACCTTCCAGAGTTTAATATCACAATACCTTCTCATTACTATGCATTCATTCAGGACATTGTTGACTTTGAAGAAAAGGGATCATACATATTTATGGGTATGGTAAAATCAATTAAGCGAGGAACAGGATGGTCACGAGTTGAAATTTTGGACAAAACTGGCAGTGTCGGTATATTTGATGATGAAAATACGACTATTGAGACTGGTCGTTCTTACTTGGTTCTTTGTAATGATAATAGGATTGTATCTTTCATACCTTCAGATGAGATAAAAGAATCATCACACGCTCTTGTAAAGTTTTTAAGTTATAAGCAGTTACCATACAAGGATGATGAGATGTTTGTTGTTTCATTTAAACCAAGAATTACAAAGACAGGAAAGAAGATGGCATCTTTAACTCTTGCAGATACAAGTAGGGACTTGCACTCAATCACAGTATTCCCTACATCATTTGCAAAAGCATATATGCATATTGAAGAAGGAAAGTCATACAAGTTTGATTTTGGAAAGACTAAAGACGGAACAGTAACATTGGAGGATGTACATGTCAGTTAGTATAGAAGAAGCATTAGCACAACTTGATCCTAAGTTGAGAAAAAGATTGGGCAGTGGTGTAGGAGTTAACTATGAGTATCAACCTACTCCAAGTTTTGGTTTAAACCGTGCTCTTGGTGGCGGACTTCCTTACGGTAGGCAGGTACTCATCTGGGGATCTAAGTCCTCTGCAAAGTCTTCTATGTGCCTTCAAATGATTGCTCTTGCTCAGGCAGAGGGCAAGTTGTGTGCGTGGATTGACTCAGAGATGTCATACTCAGAAGACTGGGCCAGAACTTTAGGGGTAGATCCAGAAAAACTAATCTACTCACAAGCAAGAACTATTAGTGATATGGTAGATGTTGGCGTTGGTCTGATGAATGCTGGCGTAGACCTAATCGTGGTAGACTCTATTACATCAATGCTTCCTGCAATCTATTTTGAAAAAGATACAGATGAAATGAAGGCATTGGAAAACACTAAACAGATTGGAGCAGAATCTCGTGACTTTAGTAACGCATGGAAAATGCTTAACTATGCAAACAATAAAGTTAAGCCAACTTTGCTTGTTCTCATTTCTCAGTCTCGTAATAACATTAATGCTATGTATACTAGCCAGCAGCCTTCTGGTGGTCAGGCTACTAAGTTTTATTCCTCATGTATTATTAAACTCTTTTCTTCAGAGTCAGACAATCAAGCGATTAAGGGCAAGATCAAGGTAGGAGATAAGTTAATTGAAGAAAAAATTGGCAGAACTATTAAGTGGGAACTCCAGTTCTCCAAAACCTCTCCAGGGTTCCAGTCTGGTGAGTATGATTTTTACTTTAGAGGTGACGATATTGGTCTTGATACCATTGGTGATTTGGTTACTACAGCAGAACTAAACGGTATTGTAGAGCGCACAGGAGCCTGGTATATCCTTCCTGATGGCACAAAGGTTCAGGGTAAAGAAGCATTTGTTAATCGTGTAAGAGAGGATCTTGACTTGCAAGAATCAATCAAGGCAAAACTAAATGCCTAGTTATACTGTCTATCACGGTAAGTTTATATGTCACGAATGCAAGGTAGAGGTTACATCTTTAAGACTTTATGCAGAAACAAAAGAGATGACTTGGATGTGTAGAGAAAAACATTTAAGTAAAGTTTATCTTGGAAAAAGAAAGAAGAAGGACTTTGACGGAGAAGAGTGAGTCTAAGAGGATAGGTGCTAAACAGCACAAGAACTCTGGACGTAACACACAAAAGGGAGATGCTTCCTGGAAAAACTTTGTTGTAGACTTTAAAGAGGTTGGGAAGTCTTTTACATTAAATAAAGAGGTTTGGGCTAAGGCTACTACGGATGCTATGAAGAATGGCAAAGATCCAGCCATTGTGGTGGTAATGGGCGAGGGTAACTCTAAGGTAAGACTTGCTATAATTGAGATGAGTATATTAGAAGATATGGTGGAGGAATAATGGAACAACAAGGAACGACTATAGATATGGTAAATGGTTTGGCAGAGATTGCAGACTATATGGAAGATGAAGAACTTACAGTTGCACTAACTATGATTGCTAAACTAATTATAAAGCCAGACATTCCAATTAATGTGGCTCACGTAGAAATCGTAAGGCTTCAGGCAATTGCTGCTAAGATGGCTTTTAAGGCTACCTGGATGGCTAATGTTGATAAATCAGATCGTGGAAAGAAGAATCTTTATTACACGGCAGCAGAGTCGTTAAACAATTTAGTATCTGCACTAAAGTATATTACTCGCTAATATGCTATACTTATACTAATAGAAACGAGCAAAAAAATGACAAAAAGTTTATTACAACAGATTATGGTTAAGCAGGAAAAGCCTCCAGTGCACTCAATAGATGTTGCTGGTTTGACTGAAAAAATTCAGTCTGGCTATACTGTAAATCGAATTGACAAGCAGACTCAGAAGAAGACTTTTGCTCCATCAACAATTGCCTATGGCCACGGAGAGTGTCCAAGATATTGGTACCTTGCTTTTGATGGACAGATGTTTGAAGATGATGCAACACCATACAGCGCAGCAAATATGACTGCTGGTACAAAGTCTCACGAAAGAATTCAGGAAGCGATGGGTAATGTCCCAGACTTCCTTGTTGATTCTGAGTTTAAGATTACTAATAATGATCCACCAATCTTTGGATATGGGGATGTTATTGTAAATTGGCAGGGAGAAGAACTTCTTGGTGAAATTAAGACAATGATGAACGAAGGTTTTGAATATCGCAAGGCACACAATAAGCCTAAGACTGGTCACTTAGTTCAGTTGTTAATTTATATGAAGATTCTAAAGAAGGCAAAGGCTGTTCTTATTTATGAGAACAAGAATAACCACGAGTTGTTAATCTTGCCAGTAGAAGTAAATGATTATTATCGTCGGTGGGTAGACCAGACGTTTGAATGGATGAGATCAGTTCGTAAGGCTTGGGTCGACAGAACCCTTCCTGAAAAGAACTATCGCTCAAATTCAAAAATTTGCAAATCATGTCCTATTAAAAAGGCTTGTGCAGATGCTGGCAAGGGAGACTTTAAACTAAAGTCCTTGGAGCCTATAGATGAAGCATTGTCAATGGTGTGATAAAGAATTTAACACAGAGATAGTCTATCAAATATACTGTTCTCCAGAATGCAGAGATCTTTCAACAAAAGAAAAAATTGCTGCAAGGTATCTAATTTCTAGACGACAAAAAAGAAAAGGCAAGGAAAGAAATTGCAAATCATGCAAAGAGGCTCTATCAATTTATAATGATGATAACCTTTGTGTAAAATGCAATGTCAATCCTTCTGATGTAGCAAAAGCACTAAAAACAATTAAGGATAATTTAAAATGAAACTAGCAGAAGCAATAGGAACTCAGGTTCCAAAAACTATTTGTGCTATAGATGCAAGCACTAATAGCCTTGCTTTTGCTATTTTTAATACAGAAGAAAAAACTTTAGATGCAGTTGGAAAGATTAATTTTGTAGGAAAAGATACTTATGAAAAAGTTATGGATGCTGGTAAAAAGGTAAAAGCATTTCTTGACATATATGGTTCATTTGAAGCAATAGTAATTGAGCACACTGTATTTATGAATAGCCCTAAGACTGCTGCTGATCTTGCTCTTGTGCAAGGAGCCATACTTGGCGCAGCAGGTCAGGCTGGAACCAAGGTCATAGGTAAGGTAGCGCCAATTACTTGGCAAAACTTTATTGGTAATAAAAAAATATCCAAGGATGAACAATTATTTATTCGTTCTCAGCACCCAGACAAATCAGATTCTTGGTATAAAACTTACGAAAGAAATCTTCGCAAAGAAAGAACAATTAAATTTATTAATATTCAATATGATAGAACTATAGATGATAATGATATTGCTGATGCCTGTGGAATTGGTCATTGGGCAATTAAGAATTGGAATAAAGCAGTAGGAGGGGCTGAATAATGCCAGAGTTAAATGCAAACATACCACCAATACATTGTTATGTACGTGGCAACTATTTAAGAAATCACCAAGATAGTCACGATAAGTATTTTGAGTGTGTTGTCTTTGGTGTCTCAAGTTTAAAATCAAGAAGTCCACTGTTTCATATTATGATGCCAGATGGTGGTTTATGGTGGAGACTTCCGATTTCTGCCTTTTGTACAGAGCCAGGAATTCCTGAAGTAGATCTACATAATTTAGTTTTGTGGAACTCGTTTAGTCACCACATTTCTGTAACTCAGTTTGAAAATCTAACAAACCTTAGAATGTCTTACATAGATAGAACAAAGACAATGCATAAAGGAACCTATCTATTTACATTAGACTGGCATAATCCAGACACAAATGTATTAGATGACGGGTACTCTGAAAGCCCAGCAGACCATAAGTGTGGTCACGTCATACAAAGAGATGATGGAAATTTTGCTATCCAGCCTAACAATCGGGTTCGTGTGTATGAGCCATCCTTTACTCTTGAGAAAGAATATTTGATTGATAGAATAATTAATGAAAGAAAATATGATGTTGAAAATCAAGACAAGTGGATATTAGAGAACTCTGATAGGTTTAATTACGATATTAATGAGAAAGAAGTTGACAATTAATACCATGGGTGCTAAACTATATACAAGCGAAGTCTATATGCGTAAGAGATATCTTGTGGATAAAAAGACTCCAGAAGAGATTGCAAAGGAGTGTGGATCAAGTGTTGAAACTATCTATGTCTACCTTGCTAAATTTGGATTAAGGAAATCAAAACGATGAACAAAATTGAAAANACATTNNTNGCGNTTGCNGTNGNAGGNANNGTNGGNTTTGGNTTTGCANTTGCTGTATTAAAAGGAATTCCAGAAGCATTTGACTGGGAACTTGATGAAGAGGAAAACTATGAGTGAAGAAACNCAGTTTACTATTGGCCAGGTCTGTGATGAGATAAAGNCAATGCTTATTGCAAAAAATAAGTCTTATGGAGATTCAGCGCTTAACCCAGTTAGAATTTTTGCTACCTCTGATAATGTTGAACAACTACACGTTCGCATTGACGATAAACTTTCTAGGATTTCAAGAGGCGGATCTTTTGTTGGTGACAATGATATTGATGACTTGATTGGCTATTTAATATTGTTAAAAATTGCACGGGAGTTAAATAATGTCAACTGAAGATGATTTAGTAAAGCACCTTGACCAAGTAAATCAAGTAGTAGAAGAATACCTAAAGGGCAACGACCCAACTGTAATTTCAAAACAACTCGACATACCAAGACAACGAGTAGTTACTTTAATTAATGAGTGGAAAGTTATGGCATCTGCTAACGATGCTATTCGTGCTCGTGCTAAAGAAGCATTAGCAGCAGCGGACACACACTATAGTAAGTTAGTNTCTCGTACATACGAGGTTATTGATGAAGCATCTATGACTAACAATCTTAGCGCAAAGACTGCAGCCATNAAACTTGTAATGGATATTGAGTCTAAAAGAATTGATATGCTACAGAAGGCTGGNTTGCTTGAGAACAAAGAACTTGCAGAAGAAATGATTGAGATTGAGCGTCGTCAAGAAGTTCTTGTTTCAATATTAAAAGATATTGCATCTGAGTATCCTCAGATTCGTGATGAGATTATGCGTAGACTTTCTTCATTTGCAAAAGACAACGAGGTGATTACAGTTGTCCACGATGTTCAATGAGTTCCTTGAAGCATTAAAGGATGATCATTTTGAAGAGATTCCAGTAGATGCAAAGACATTTGTAGAGGGTGAAGCCTATCTTGGGCAGCCACCACTATCTGATGTTCAATACGATATCGTTGAAGCAATGAGCCAGATCTATCGTAAAGAAGATCTGATAAATATGATGGGTGAAGAAAAAGGAACTAAGTATTACAATAAGTACACAAAAAATGAAATCATTCTGCAACTTGGCAAGGGATCTGGAAAAGACTTCACATCAACAGTAGCCTGCTCATATATTGTATACAAACTTCTATGTCTTAAAGACCCAGCAAAGTATTTTGGTAAGCCCTCTGGAGATGCTATTGACCTTATTAACGTGGCTATTAACGCTCAACAAGCAAAGAATGTTTTCTTTAAAGGTTTTAAGACTAAGATTGAAAAGTCCCCTTGGTTTGTTGGAAAGTATAATGCTAAGGCAGACTCCGTTGAGTTTGATAAATCTATTACAGTTTATTCTGGTCACTCAGAAAGAGAATCACACGAAGGTTTGAACTTGTTGCTTGCAGTTCTTGATGAGATTTCTGGTTTTGCTTCTGAGATTGGAACAGGAAATGATCAAGGTAAGACTGCTGACAATATCTATAGAGCATTCCGTGCTTCCGTAGATTCTCGTTTCCCAGACCTTGGTAAGGTTGTTTTGCTTTCATTCCCAAGATATCCAGGGGACTTTATTTCAGAAAGATATGATGCAGTAATTGCTGAGAAAGAATCAATTGAAAAGACTCATAGGTTTATCATTAACCCAATCTTGCCAGAAGATGATCCAGATAACTACTTTGATATTTCCTGGGATGAAGATCAAATCATCTCATACAAATACCCAGGCGTATTTGCATTAAAGAAACCAACTTGGGAAGTAAACCCTACAAGAAAGATTGATGATTTTAAGATTGCCTTTTTAACAGACATTGGCGATGCTATGCAAAGATTTGCTTGTGTTCCAACATTTGCATCAGATGCATTCTTTAAGCAGTCTGAAAAGGTAAGATCTTGTATGACAGCAAGAAATCCTGTGGATAACTTTAGAAGGTTTGATGAATCTTTTAAGCCAGACCCAGATAAGGTTTATTATGTTCACGCCGACCTTGCACAAAAGCACGATAAGTGTGCAGTTGCCATTGCTCACGTAGATAAGTGGGTAAACATTCAGGTAATTAACAACTACGAACAGGTTGCACCAATTGTAGTAGTAGATGCAGTAGCGTGGTGGGAGCCAAAAGTTGAAGGGCCTGTTAACTTATCTGAAGTAAAGATGTGGATTCAGAACCTTCGCAGGCTTGGCTTTAACATCGGAATGGTTTCCTTTGACCGTTGGCAGTCGTTTGACATTCAAAACGAATTGAAACAGGTAGGAATGAGAACTGATACTGTTTCTGTTGCTAAGAAGCACTACGAAGATATGGCAATGCTTGTATATGAGGAAAGATTAGTAATGCCAGCAATCGAATTATTGTTTGATGAACTAACACAGTTAAAGATTATGAAAAATAATAGAGTTGACCACCCACGCAAAAAGTCAAAGGACTTGGCTGATGCTGTGTGTGGAGCAATATTTGGGGCAATATCACATACCCCAAAGGACCAAAACCAGGTGGTTGAAGTCCATACGATTAGTGATCGACCTAAGCAAGTTGACACACTATCTGAGAACGTGATACAATATAAACCTATGCCAGATGATGTAAAAGATTATCTGGATAGATTCAATCTAATATAAAGAAAAGGAAAAAATAAATGAATTCATTTAAGAAAATCTCAATTGCTACTGCTGCAGCCCTAGCAATCGTTGGACTTTCTGTAGCACCTTCTTCGGCAGCACC